TCCTGCATTGCGCCGGCGAATCGCGTCTGACCGATCTCGCCGAAGTAGCCGACGATGGCGGCCGCGTCCTTGCGAATCGTCTTCGTTACGCCGTCAAAGGTGACCCGAAGCCGGTTCCCTTCGACCTGCACGTCGAAGCCCATCTGCCGCATCGTCTCCAGGTTACCCACTGCGGCTTGGAGGGCAGAGTTGGTTACCTCGACGATGTTCTTGCCCATCGCCGCGGCAACGTTACCCAGACCCGTCAGGCCTTCCACGGTCGGGTCGATGCCGCGCGCCTTGAGCAGGATGAAACTCTGGAGGGACTGGTCGAGCGCAAACGGGGTGGTAGCCGCGAAGCGCTTCAGCAGGTCAAATGCTTCTGCCGCGTCAGCTGCAGTACCCGTCAGTGTCTTGAGCTGCGCGTTGTATCGCTCAAAATCGACGATGACGGTCTTGATCGCGCCCAGACCGCGGATGGCCTGCTGAAGGCCGATGAAACCGGCTGCGAGATTGCGCAGCTGCTGCAGCTGGGTGCTGATGGAACGGATACCCTGTGCGGCCGCGCTGTAGCCTCGCTCTGCACGACGACTGGCCTCCTGGGAAGCCTTTCCGAAGCCGAGCACAGCCTCTTTGGCGCGCTTCAACTCACCCTGAAAGCGCTTGTTATCGACTGTCAGGGTAATGCTTAGGGTAGGTCCAGCCATTGGTCTATACTTGTCCCATGCGCACGATTGCCTACAGTCTGATGGTGCTCGGCGTCATTGCCGGTCTGGCCGCCCATAGCTGGGGCTGGTGGGCTAGCCTTACGCTGGCCGGCCTCGCTCTCCATCCGGTCCTGCGTTTGGCCGCAATCCTCGCTGCCCTCTATTCACCCCGCTGATCCAACGCATCCAACACCCGTTTGAACCCCTTCGGGTCGGCTTGGGCAGCACGGATGATGAGCAGTTGCTCACGGGTGGATTCACGCTCCAGGCGCCGGGCAGCAACCGTAAACGCTTCGAGCTGCCCGATCGTGTAGCTGCGCACATCCCGCCAGGAGTGCCCGGCCGAAATCAGGTACGCGATGGCGTCGACCCAGCTGCTACTGCCGCCGTCCCGGCCAACCTTTCCAGGGCGCTGCTGAACCGTGGCAGCACCCGACGGGCGAAAAAATCGGCGTTAATCTCCACCACCGCCTCGGCCAGCCCGATGAAGTCATCCGGTGCGAGTGCGGCTACCTGGTCTACCGACAGTCCCGTAGCGACGGCAACGGCCTCGGCGATCGCCTCGCCGTGATCGGCGATCAGGCCAATAACATCGGTACCCTCCTCACCAACCTGGAATTGCACGCCCTTGAGTGCTCGCATGAAGGCTGGCAACTGGCCGATGGTCAGGGGGCGAACCGTGACCGTCTCGCCCCCCGCTTCGACCATCATCTCCGGCACATCGAACTGCATCAGCTCCTCATCGCTCATGCGCTACCTCACGCCATCTGCACGACCCGGCCGAACTGGCCGAGGGTCGGATCCTGGGTCTTGGTGGTGTCGTAGAGCACCGATCCGTTGAGCTCCATCGGGCCGTAGCCTTCGTTGTGGATAAGGTTCAGGCTGCTGACCGGATCGAGCAGGACGCGGTACACCTCGGCCAGGATCGCCCGGTTGGCATCAGCGGTGTTCACCCCGTCCACCCGCAGCCAGATCTCCGGCGGCGCGGCGTCGAACATGGCGATGTTGGTACCGCCCGCGTAGGTGTAGTCGACCACGAAGGGCTGGGTGTAGGCGCCGGTGTTGAGCAGCTTCAGGGTGCCGTGCTTGGCGCTGGTGATCTCGTAGTCGGTCCCCGGGGTGAGGGTCGCCGGGGTGCCCGCGCTGTCCTTGACCACGACGCTCGACACGTCCTGCTGCTGCAGGCGCACGAAATCGCCGTCCTGCAACCCGGTCGGCAGCGCCTCCGCGGTCACGCTGCCCCCGGCGATGACGCCGGCACTGCCATACAGCGCGAAGGCCAGGTTCTCGGCATCCCACTCGTCCAGCACCATGCGCAGGCTGGCCGTCTTGCCGATCTGCAGCCGGCCGTCCTGCAGGCGCTGGCCCGACTGGCTCTCGAAGTGCTCGACCGTGTTGGTGCTAAGGCTCAGTTCGATTTCCGGCACATTGCCCAGGCTGCGAAAGGCGCCCGGGTTGCCACTGCTGTCTCGGTTGGCGACGTAGACGTTGCCCTGGAGTGATACGAGCATGGGTTAGTCCTCCTGCTTGTCTTTCGTGGGTTTCCCGGCCTGAATGGCCTCGGCGCGCCCGGTACTGATCAGCCAGTCGGCGGAATCGGCCGCCATGTCCAGGATGTCGCCCTTGTGGTAGTCGCGGCCGGCATGGGTGTGCCGCTCGCAGGTCAGTCGGATGCGTTTCGTCTTCATGCGCCCTCCGTGTTGATTCGGGTCTCGAACGCCAGCGGGAAGTAGGCGAACCCGCCGGGGGTGAATGCCGGCCGCGGCGCGTCGATGCGTTTCATGGGCTGGTGATCCGGGGACGGCGACCACCCCAGCAGCGCCGACAGCACGGCGGAGAGCAGCGGACCCGCCGCCTGGCGCGCCCCGGCGCCGCTGCGCTGACCGGCCGCGTTGCGGACCGCGACGACCACCAGCCAGCGCTGGTACACCTGCTGCCCCCGATGCCGGCCGCCGTCGTCGCCCAGCCGGTCGCCGTCGTAGACCACATGCAGCGCCGGCGTGACCTGGGCCGACTCCGGGATGCCGGACAGGTCCGCCGCAGCCAGCACCCGCGCGCCGGTCACGCCCGCCTCCAGCCGCGCCCGGATCAGCCCCTCGGCGGCCAGGTAGTCGCCCAGCATCAGATGAACCCGTCATCCGAACGGCTGAACCGCCGTCCATCGGACACCATGCTGGCGCCGTCCGCGGGCTGCGGCTCACTGCCGTCCGAGGCCGGCCCGAGCTGCACCTTGCCGTCAGCCGCCAGGCGCAGGAACCGGACCGCGTCCTGGTACCGCCGGCTGACCTGCTCGGTCGCGGCATCGTCATAGAGGCGGTAGCGGGCGATGTCGCAGGCGTACACCACCAGGATCGGCGGCACGCTCCCGAGCGGGAGCTGGTAGCGGCCGGCCAGGTAGCCGTCGATCTCGGCGTCGGCGTCAGCGAGCGCCTGATCCAGCACCACGTCATCGATGACGCCGGCGCCGCTGCGGTCGGTGAGCTGGATGAGCTCATCCTGGCCGAAGCGGTCGATCATCTGTTGTTTGGTGGCGTAGGTCATCGGATTACTGTCCGCTCGCCTTCATCCTGCTCGATCGATTTGTCGCAGTGACCCGGATCGATCAGGTGCAGCGCGCGGCAAATCCAGTAACACAACGGACAGCGGGCGCGGTTCTTGCCCAGACGGCTCGACAGCGTCTCGTCCGGGTCACCTCCCAGCATCGCATTGGCGAGCTGGTCGATAGCCACCAGAATGTTCTGCACCCACGCAAACGCCTTGCGCGCTGCCTTTACCATGCGACGGCCTCGACGTCCGAACTTGATGCCGCCGCGTCCACCTGCGCGCGCAGCATTTCGAGTCGCTGGAGCTGCCCCAGCTTGAACGCGACGCCGTCCTGGTATACCTGCTGGAGCTGTGCCGCGGTATGCACAAAGAAGGTCTTGGGGGCGATCCGGTTGCCGTCGGCGTCGATCGGATAGCAGCGGAAAGGTAAGTCCATCCCGGCAGCCGCCGCGCCCATGATGTTGATCTGGTCCTCGACGTCGCCGTCGTACCAATGATCCGCCCCGAGTGCTGCGCTTTTGAATCCGGCGCGGATCGTCTCGCCGCAAGCCGCGGACAGCTCCTTGATCTTCTCCGCCTTGATCTCGGGTAGCGGGTCGTAGCCATCGATGTCGGCAACGACCTGATCGGCGTCCATGCCCGGTGGAATGACGGCCTCCGGCTGCCCATCGGTTACCTGAATGCCTATGCCTTGCATGGCAAAGCGCCGAACCGTAACGTCATGCGGCAGCACGCTCAGCGGTTTGATAATCATGACTTGCTCCAGGAAACATACTGCCCAAACGGGCTGACGACGCCGCCACTTTTGATAAACCTCCCTCCAGACGCTCCATTAGGCGGGGTATTCCAAGCCCCTTGCCCGGAGTAATAAGGACTGGCTGGAAAAATAAGCGACTGGATAAATGCGTAGGACTTGTCGCCCGGCACAATCGACCCGACC